GATGGACGTATATTTTTTAAGCATTTTTTCAAAATATGAAAATTGACAGATATTTATATGACAGGCAATAGTTGGACTTTTTTTCATGAGGGCCATAGAAATTTTACTAAAATAGTTTATAATGAGATATGTCAGGCCAATGCTAAGGCGGCGGCAGAGATCTTGTTTGAGGTAACAGAAGAAGCAGTTAAGGAGCAAAAGAAATGAGTGAAGAACAAACAGTAGTTGAGGGACAGACTAACACCGAAACCCCATCGACTACAGAAGGGACTCAAACACCTAACACTACAGAGGCCCCAGAAGGGACTCAAGAAAGAACTACCCTTTTAACAGAGGGATCAAAGACTGAATCTGAAGAAGGAAAAATATCAACTGAAGGACAAAAAAAGCAAGAGGTTGAAAAAGCTCCAGAAGAATATTCAGACTTTGCACTTCCTGAAGGGATGCAGTTAAGTAAAGATATGCTTGGGACGTTTACAAAGACGGCCAAAGAGCTTAACTTAACACAGGAAAACGCTCAGAAAATGATAGATGTTGCAGTTGCTCATACTAAAGCTCTTGAGAAGCAGGCAATGGACTATCAAGATAAGGTGCGTCAGTACTGGCATAAAAGCTTAAGGGAGGATCAAGAGTTTGGTGGCGATAATTTTGACCAGACGATCGAGAATGCTAAGAGAGTGTTAGGTAAGTATGGTTCAAAAGAATTGACTGATTTCTTGGTAAAATCGGGAACAGGCGATAATAATGAAGTGATAAAGCTTTTAGCTCGGATAGGGCATTCGATGGGTGAAGACTCCACGGTTGATGGGAGTACGGCCCCAGAGCCTAAATCCGCAGCAGACATAATTTATGGAAATAATAATTAACTATATAGCGAACTAGCTACAAGGAGTTTAACGATGGCAACAGTAGGAACAAACGCAGCGACATTATCAGACTGGGCGAGAAGAATAGACCCAGAGGGTAAGATCGCTAAAATTGTTGAGATGCTTCAACAAACGAATCAAATACTCGATGACATGATGTTTCTAGAGGCTAATGGCCCTACAACTCACAGAACGACTATTCGTAGTGGTCTACCCTCTGTCGCATGGAGAATGTTAAACTATGGCGTACAGCCCAGTAAGTCTCGAACTGTACAAGTGGATGATACAGTTGGAATGTTGGAAGCATACGCAGAAGTAGATAAGAGTTTAGCTGACCTTAATGGAAACACCAATGAATTTAGGCTTTCAGAAGATGCAGCTTTCTTGGAAGCTATGTCACAAGAAATGGCCTCTACTCTTTTTTATGGTAATACCACTACTGACCCAGAGAAGTTTTTAGGTTTGGCCCCTCGGTATAATGATCTTTCTGCTGAAAATGCAGAGAATATTATTTCTGGAGGTGGTTCAGGATCAGACAATACTTCTGTATGGTTAGTAACTTGGGGTGAGCGAACCTGTCATGGAATTTTTCCTAAGGGACAAAAGACAGGGTTACAACATACTGATAAAGGTCAAGAGACCTTAGAAGATGCAGCAGGTGGAAAGTACGAGGGTTATAGAAGTCATTACAAATGGGATGCAGGATTTACTCTAAGAGATTGGAGATATGTGGCCCGAATTTGTAACTTAGATGTGTCTGCTCTTATTGCAGATGGAGGAACCGTATCTACTGGTGCAGATTTAATCGTTTCTATGATTAGAGCGATTCATAAAATGCCAAGTAAGAATATGGGTAAGATGGTATTCTACTGTAATGAGACAGTAGAAACTTATCTTGATCTTCAAACTCTCAAGCAAACAAATATGAATGTGAGCTATGGGGATGATGAGCATGGTAAGCCTGTTATGAAATTCAGAGGCATTCCAGTTAAGAGATGTGACGCTATCTTAGACACTGAAGCTACTGTTTCATAAATGAATTAAGACTAAAAATTAAAGTTGGCCGTTAGACGAGTAAGGGCCAACTTTTATAGGAGATAAAACTATGATACTCGACAAGCAAAATCTTTTTTCAGAAGATCAAGCTATTACCGCTACAGCAAACAGTACTAACATTATTGATCTTGGTGCTGATAATGCTCTAGTGAACACACCGAATCTTAAAGATGCTGAACTTTATGTTCAGGTCACTGCTGACTTTGCTACACTAACTTCATTAACAGTTACTTTAACGACAGATAATGATGTTGCTTTTGGTTCTGAGACAACGCTTCTTACAAGTGCGGCCATTGCTGCGGCTTCTCTTGTAGCAGGCTATAAATTTAAATTCTCTAAGTTGCCAGAAGGTACTGAGAGATATCTAAGACTGACTTATACTGTTGCCGGATCGGATGCTACAACCGGAACAATAATGGCAGGATTAGTTCTAGGAAGTCAGACATCTATTTAATCGAGGTTAGTTGTGCTTTATAAATGTGTTAAAAAGTGCTTCTTTAAAAATAGACTTTATGACGTAGGTGAGCCGGTAAATATTGGGAAGGGTGAAAAAGTACCTTCCCACTTTGTTCTTACTAAAGATTTCAAAAAAGAAAAAGTAGGTCTTGAAGCTAAGGATAAAGAAGCGGCCAAGGCCATAGGGCATACAACTGTTGTACCTTCACCTTTAGATAAAGTAAAAAGGAAGACTAAACAAAAACCAGTAAACGATATTTTAGAATAGGGGGGAAGATATGAGTAAGATAGGAGATATTTTAAAAGAGCATGGGTTAGACGTGGCAGAGGAAATGACTGCACAAATAGTAAAGGCCACATTTAAAATACTACCTGTTATAGCTAAATCAACTCCTAACAAATTTGATGACTTATTAATTCCTGTACTGTCTGTTCTTGAGCCAAAAGTCTTGGCACTTGTGGATAAGATAGATGGCGAGGATGACCCAGACAGATAGGAAGACTATAAGTCATACTCTCATTCTCATTTTTATATAGCACCTTGGTTTTTATTCTACGTTTCTCCAAGGTGCTTTTTTTTTAAGGGAGAATAAATATGGCGAGTAAAGTGGATATCTGTAATATTGCCCTCTCTCATGTAGGTGCTTATAGAATTCAAAGTATAACGGAAACAACAAAAGAAGCTAAAGAGTGTAATAACTTTTACGAGATAGCTTTAAATGCAGTTTTAGAGGATCATGATTGGTCTTTTGCTAGAAAGCGTCTAGTTTTGGCCCTTTTAACAGATACCTATTCAGGTTGGAGCTATGCTTATCAATACCCCACCGATTGCGTTTGTCCTAGATATATAGTTGATGTTAATGGCACTTATACTGGAACCTCTTATGATGTGGAGAGTGATCAGTATGTCGCTGTTGGAAGGGTTAGTTTTGAAATTGCAAGTGATTCAACATTAAGTAATAGGTTGATATTAACTGATAAGGCCGATGCTGAATTAGTTTATACTGCAAAAGTTACAGATACAAATATGTTTACTTTTAAATTTATAGAGGCCTTTGCTATTAAACTTGCAAGTTATCTGGCCCAACCATTAAAAGGAGACATTCAGTTAAGACAAAGTATTTTTGCTTTATATTCGTTACTCTCCTTTGATGCGAAAGGGACAGATGCTAATAGTGAGAATACTAAAGACACAGATGTTAATTCTTTTGTAACAGCGAGGTACTAGCATGAAGGTTACGTTACAGCAGTTGAGCTTTACTTCTGGGGTGTGGTCGCCTTCTTTATATTCTAGAACAGACATAAAGCAGTATGCTGGAGCATTAAAGACGCTTCAGAATATGATAGTTCATCCACATGGGGGTGCCTCTAATCGAGGGGGCACACAGTTCATAAAAGAAGTTAAAGACTCTACAAAAAAAGTAAGGCTAATTCCTTTTCAATTTTCGGTTGAGCAGGCCTATGTCTTAGAATTTGGGGATTTATATTTTAGAATATATATGGATGGAGGTAGGGTAGAAAACCCACCCGGAACGCCGGTAGAAGTTGTTACGACTTATGTAGAAGCGGATCTCCCTCTATTAAAGTTTATACAAAGTGCTGATACTTTGTATATTACGCATCCCTCTTATCCTCCAAGGAAAGTAACGAGAACGGCCCACATTACATGGTCTATAAATAACATAACTTTTGGAAGTACTGTTGCTGCTCCGACATCGTTAGCAGCGACACCAGCAGGAGCAGCAACAGATCCACTGTATGTTGTAACTGCGCTTGATAGTACTTTTAGAGAGTCAATTGCAAGTAATAGTACAAATTGCGCTAACGGTTCAGTCTTGAACTGGACGGCCCCAGCAGGGACGATATCTTATTATAATATTTATATGGATCAATCGGTATCAGGTGTTTATGGTTGGGTGGGTAAGTCAAATTCAAACACTTTTACTATTCCCTCTGGAGGTTTTGAGCCTGACTTTACTAAGTCACCTCCAGAAGCCATAACTCAATTCACCACTACTGACAATTATCCTGCTGTATGTACTTTCTTTGAGCAAAGACTTCTTTTTTCTAGAACGAATAATTATCCTCAGACTATTTGGGGGAGTGTTGTTGGCGACTATGAAAATATGAATAGGTCGGCTTTTACTTCTGCTGACGATGCTTTTGAATTTACTATTAATGCTAGGGAGGTTAATGAGGTTCGTTGGTTAGTGCCTCTTGATGTATGCATGATAGGGACAAGTGGATCTGAATGGAAGATGGAACCCGGCCGTAATGCGGATGCAGTATCGGCATTAAGTGTAAGTATGAAGCAGCAAAGTAAATGGGGTAGTTCTGATGTCCCTCCCTTGGTGATAGGTAACTCGGTCTTATTTGTAGAAAATAGTGGAGCAGCAGTAAAAGACTTAACCTACAGCTATGAGATAGATGGTTATAAAGCTACGGCCTTAATGTTATTTTCTAAACATCTTTTTGAAGGCTTTGAGGTTGTTAGTTGGTGCTATCAGCAGGAACCAGATTCGATAGTATGGGCCGTTAGAGATGATGGTACATTACTGGGGCTAACTTACTATAGAGAACAAAATGTCTTTGCTTGGCATGAGCATACGACTAATGGCCTTTTTGAGGATATAACTTGTATTCGTTCTGATGCAGGAGAGGACGAAGTTTATGTAGTTGTTAATAGAACAATAGAAGGAGCAACAAAAAGGTATGTAGAAAGGTTTATGCCTAGATTACCTTATAACGATAGTTTTGAGATTGACGTTGAAGATTCTTATTTTGTAGATAGTGGACTAACATACGATTCAACTCCTGCAACAACTTTTAGTAACTTAGATCATTTAGAAGGTGAAGAAGTTTCGGTTCTTGCCGATGGTAATGTGGTCTCAGGAAAGACGGTATCAAGTGGCCAAATTGTTTTAGATAATGCGGCCTCTGTAGTTCATATTGGGCTTGCATATGAATCTGTATTAGAGTCTCTAGACTTTGTTGCACAATCAGAAGGTGGGACTATTCAAGATAAAGTTAAAGACGTTAAGTCTATAGTTTTAAGTTTACAGAATACAAGGGCGTTATGGTATGGGCCTAGTTCAGACAGATTAGTTGAAGCTGCATTTAGGGAAGATGAAGACTATGGAGATCCAACAGAATTATATACAGGGGATAAAGAGTTCTTTTTAGAAGCGGGGCAAAGTAGAGAGAGTAAGGTTTATATTAAAAATACTGATCCTCTACCACTTACTATTTTAGCAATATTACCGAGGTTGGAGTATGGGGATTCGTAGTTTTATAAAGGCCTCTACAAAGGATCATGTAGAAGCTATAAAGGATAATCTAAGAGAGATAGATATTTTTGAGTGTTGGGCGGCCTCTCATTCTACAGGAGAAGAGGCCTTAAACTATGGGTTAGAATCGGGGCTACTCTGTAATACGATTTTCTATAATGACGATCCTATTGCTATGTATGGGGTAACTCCTGTAGAAAGCGATGGCGAGTATGGAGTTGTTTGGCTTCTTGGGACTAATGAGACTAATAGAGCAACAACGATTTTAGTTAAAGAGGGGCATAGCTGGGTTGATGAGATGTTGGGTATTAGGCCAATACTTTTTAACTTTGTAAGTGTAAAAAATAAAAGATCAATAAAATGGTTAAAATATCTAGGTTTTAAGTTTAAAGATGCGGCCCCTTATGGTTTTGAAAAGGAGCCTTTTCATCTTTTCTATAAAGTAAAAGGGGTTGAAGATGTGTGATCCAGCAATAGCATTTCTGGCCGCAGGCCAAGGGATGCAGGCCTATGGAGCCGCAGAGCAAGCAGCAGCACAAAATAGGGCCAACGCTTTTAACGCAGCTATTTTAGAAAGAGATGCAAAAATAGCTTTATCAGATGCAAAATGGGCCTTACAAAAAGGAAAGCAAGATAAAAGAAGGTTACTTCATGAAGTAGATATGCTGAAAGGAGATCAAAGGGCGGCATATGGAGCGAGTGGAGTAGTTGTAGATTCAGGGAGTACCCTTGATGTGGTGGCCGATACTGCTGCTATGGGTGCGATAGATGCAATGACTATAATAAGAAACTCCGAAAGAGAGGCATGGAGTTTAAGACAGCAATCTCAAAATTATAAGCTTCAAGCTCAAATGCATAGAAGTAGTCATAGAGATCCATCGGATGCTTTTTTTACTTCACTTATTGGAGGCGGTTTAAGTGCTGGGGGCAAATACATGATGAGTGGAAGATATGACCAGCGATTTGGTGGAAATAAAAATAAGGGAGGCGTGTGATGCCAACAGTACCAAGATATAAAAGCCAAGTTAGTGCTAAGTCATCAGGCACTTCTCCTATGAAACCTGAACAGGGTAGGCCCTATTATTTTGGGGGTAGGGAAGCGCAGGATATAATAGATATAGGTAAGGGCGTTACTGACTTTGGAAAGGGTTATCTATCAATGATGACTCGAAGTCAGGATAGAGTTGATAAGACTATTGCAAGAGATAATCTTAATGAGGCCCAAAAGGAAATAGATACTTATATGGTTGAGCTTTATAGGGCCGAAGGTAAAACGGCCTTAGAAGCATACAGTACAGCACAATCTAAATTAGAAGAGGTTAGGAAAAACGCTCTTAGTAACTTTGAGAATACAAGTCAAAAGGAATATTTCACTAATTCTTATGACCAGATGATGGGGAAGTATCTTAAAAATGCATTGTCTTTTCAAGAGACAAAGCGTGTTGAGCTTGACGAGAATACTAAATCAGCACAAAATATGCTTTACCAAGAGAGTGTAAGAAGAAATCCTTATGATGATAGTCTTTTTGAGGAGGCCTTAACAAATATCTCCTATAATGTTATGGATACCGCCCGATATGAAAAGGATATAGATGCTCAAGTTAAAGAGGTAAAAGAAAAAGAGAAAGAGGTTGATAATGCAGTAAAAGATTTAGGTCTTAAAGAAATAGAAAAAGAGAAAAAAGAAGCTAAGTCTTACTATACTGATGACCATATTAAGGCCTATAGAAAGATGACTTCTAAGGAGCAAAAGGAAATAGGGGGCCTAGATGCTAGTAAACTTACTCCAAAACAGATGGAACTTTTAGTCGAAGACTATGATGAGTTTAACGAGTATTGGGATGAGGTTGTCAAACCCATGTGGGAAAGAGGGATTCAGCTTATAAGTGACTTTGGGGATAATGTTAGTGAGGCGTTAAGTCCATCTAAAGACGCTCCAAGGCCAAAGACAAAGCCTGTAATCTCTCAACCTAATTTAGTTCAAAAGAGGCAGATAGCTAGTCAGATGAGTGCTTTAACTGTTGCACGAATTGAAGGGTTAATGGCAGACCCTAAAAACAAGAATGCGAACAGGGATGCATTATTGATGTATCATAAAGATAATGCTTACATTCTTCCTAGAGACAAAAAGAGATTAGAAGCTGTTTTACAAAAAGGGTACTTAGGAGAAGCGAGAGACAACGCAATAACTAATGTGCTTGAAAGAGTTAAGGGGAAAGACCCTAATCAGGCATTACAAGAGATAGATACTTTACTTCCTAACACTAAAGCTAATAAAGAAGCAAAGACTATTTTCAGGCAAAATATAGGATTTGCTAAGATAGCAGAGAGCGAGCACGAGAAAAAAGTATTGAATCAATATCAAAAGATTTTTACTCAAAGTCCTAATACTCCTATACCGAAGCAGTACTTAGGATCTAAGTTAGGTGATAAACTTACAGGGATGAAGAGAAGAATAAGCGATGACCTACGAGAGGCCGCAGGAGAGAAGGCCCCTAGAGATTCAAATATGAAAGTTCTTAATTCTCTCCTAAGTTTAAGCTATGCTGACTTAAAGAAGATAGACCTTAATTCTTATGGGGCTGAGCTTAATGCTTCTGATAGAAAGATTATTGAGAAGAGGCAGCAGCTTCCTGAATATCAATCAAAACTTTCAGATAAGATGATTAATGATACGCTAAATACTATACCTCAATTTAACCCTAAGCATTCTAAGAATAAAACTAAAGTAAAAAAGCAGCAAGAAGCAGAACGAAGTAGAAGTATTGTTCTTAGAGAGATTCACGATGCGATTAACAATCTAGGCCCTAAGGAAGTTACAAGGGAAAAGATACAGCAAATAATAGACTATCAAATGTTTGAAGGTAGTACAGGGCTATTTGGATCTGAACGTAGGGCGTTAATCTCAGAGCTTCCTGTTAAGGAAAGAATAGATTATCATCAAAAAAATATTCCTGATTCTGTTCTTAAAGATCCTAGATTTGATACTACTAAAGGGGCCACAGAGCCAAAAGTGTGGAGCCACAATAAATCACCAGAAACACTATATTATAGAATAGATAAAGGTAATAGCATGTACCTTATTAATGTAGAGACGTTAAAAGAAACTAGATATAGAAAAAGATAATAAAGGAAGTTGACATGACCGACCAACCAAATGTTGAGGGGTACGAAGTCGCAGAAGAAGAAACTTCCTACTCTCCTATAAATACTTTAAAAAAAGACAATCTTGAAATTGAGGGCTATGAGCAAGTAGAAGAGATAAAAAAGAAAGTTAGTGATGCTCCAGAGATAGAAGGTTATGAGCAAGTAGATGAGGATTTTGAAGAGTTTAAATATGTTCCTGAAATGCTTAAAGGCCATAAGCTAGAGTATGATTGGCCATTTATTAAAAACAGATTAATGAATCAAGGGAAAAAAGGTTTTGATAAATCTGTTTATCTTGATAAAGGAAGTGTGGCCAATACGTTAAGGGCCTTTTGGGACGTATCGCCAGAAGTAGCAGCACTGGCCGATGAGATGTTAAAGACAAAAGGTGTCCCACCTCAAGCAACTATTAGGAATAAAAAGCAGATTCAAATAGAGAGAGAGGCCACAGAGATTTATAATACTTTGATACATGGGGCAAAACATAAAGATGCAGAAGGGAAAGAATTTGTTTCCTTTGAGTATCCGTATACTGCTAATTGGGCCATACGTCCAGAGAGGATGAAGTTAGGTCAACAGGACTTAGCGATATTAACTAAGTTGGAATCTGAGGTTAAAAGGTATAAAGGTGATTTTGCTGATAGGGCCAAACATCAATTAGTTGATAACTCTAAAGGAGTCTTAGGTTCTTTTGTGGGGATATATGAATCTTTACAAAGAGCTAAGTTACAATCTTCTATAGAGTTCTATGAGGCCAATAAACATTTGGCCAAATATGATCCTAACTATGAGGCCAAACATCAGAAGTACATTAAGGACGCTCAAGAAGATGTAAATGATGTTTCTGAGTTTAAAGCTAGAGAGTTCTTTAATCCTGTTCATATGGCCAATGCTGGTGAGTGGGAAGATTTAGCTTTAATGTCTATAGGTGTGGCCCCTCAAGTTGCAGGAATGTTGGCCTCAGCAGTTTTAGGCGGTCCGAAAGCAGGGGCCGCATTTATCATGCAGCATATTTATGGATCAACTTATAATGATCTTCTGGATAAAGGTGTTATGCATGAAGATGCTAATCGTCTTGCTAGGTCAAACGCACTTATTCAAGGTGTGCTAGAGTACATTCCTATAACAAAACTCTTTAAAATGATTAAAGTTAAAGGTTTCAAAAGGGCCATGAAAAATGCTGTTGAGTTAATTGTGGCCGAAGCCGGAACAGAATGGCTACAGGAATTTCCAGAAATGGCCATAGATGTTTTAGGTCAAAGGGCCGTTCAGGGTAATAGCTTTAATGAAGCTTTGGATATAATGGTTGATAGGTTAGGAGAAACTAACATACAAGGGATTAAAGCAGGGGCGGCCGTTCTTCCTTATGTATTAATTCCAGGTGTTGCAAAGGTCACTTATGAAGCAGGCAAAAAGTTCAAAGATCATTCTAAAGAGTTAAAGCTTTATGATAATGAGGAGATGCTAATAGAACAAACTAAGATTAAAGAGATGGCCCCTTTAGCTCAAGAGGAATATCTTAGAGGGCTTCATAATCAATACGATGTTTCAGATGTTATCTACTTGCCTCTTTCTGGGCTTAATACTTATTATCAATCAGACCCAAATGGGTTGAGTGATTTCTTAGCTGATATGGATATAGCAGAACAAGAAATTAAAAATGGTAATATTAGCGATCTTATTGCGGTTTCTCGTTCTAAATTCTTAGCTAAGTATGGAAGCTCTAAATTATCAATGGCCATTAAAGATAAGATGGTCTTTAACCTCAATACTTTAACTAGTACAGAGGTTGAGGCGTTAAAAGAAGATTTGGCTGAAGAATATGAAAAAGGTAAAAACGAGTATGCGGCTTTAATGGCCGAGACTCAATTACCGGATGAGGCCGTTGTTATGAGGGAATCATTAATTAATGATTTCAAAATGGATCAAGATGCAGCAGATAGTAATATGGCCGTTTTCATATCTCTTGCTAAAGTTATGTCAAGGAGAACAGGAGAGTCTTTAGGTCAATGGTTTAGTCGAATAAATCCAAAAGTGGTTGTTGGAGGTAAAGGTCCTATTATAAATATGCAACCCGATGAGCTTTTAACGGATGTTCTTAGAAAGATTAAAGTTGGAAAAAAGCAAGTTCCTGTGTATCAAATGTCAGGTAAAGAAGTTTTAATGTCAGATGCAAGTGCAGGGTTTCCAATTCATGAGAATGCAAAAGGAGAGATAACCCTTTTACCTAATGTGAATGTTACAACCGAGGATATTGGAGGGCAGAAAGGTGTTAAGCTGCTTAGGTTTAACACTGCTGTTGTTCCTAAGGGGCTTAATAAAAAAGTCCTTGATGTTCTAAAGGCCAATCAGATAGAGATAATAGAGTTTGATCCTACAAAGAAAGGCGCAAAAACAAGGGCCATTAAAAAAGCAGAAAAGCTTAATCCAGAGATCTTTTTCCAAAGTAGTAAAAAAGGTAAAGAGGCGAAAGGGGCCACCGTCTTCTCAGAAGCT